AGCTGGGTAACCGTGCCGCCAGTGCCTGAACCGCCGTAGCCAAAAGGCTTCGTGATGACAACCTCACCCGTGCCGTTTGGCGACAGGGTGATATTGGCGTTGGTGCCAGTAGTAGCGATGGTCCCACCATTGATCGCTACACCATCGGCGATGACCCTACCAGTGCCCTTAGGCGTCAGGGTGATGTCGATGTTCGTATCCGTGCCGCTCGCCACGACGGAGGTTCCCGTCACGGAGATCTTGGCTGCGGCAGGGGACGTGGTGAACGATGTGGCGATGAGGTCGGTAAACGAACCCGTGGGGATCACCACCGCACCAGTACCATTGGGGGTGATATTGATGTTGCCGTTGGTGTCGGTCGAAGAGATCGTGTTGCCGTCGATCTTGATGTTATCAACCGAGGCAGAACCCGTACCGAGCGACAGCGCCGTAGCAACGCCGGTTCCGCTATGAACCACCTTCTCAGCACCCGCAGGGCCGCCGTCGATATGCAGCAGCTGGCTGTAGGTATCCTTGATCTTATTGCCGGTCAGGTTGGTCGGCATCGTGCGGCTCCAGCAAAAGAAGAGTAGGGGCCGAAGCCCCTACTCATTAGGACGCCATGATAACCCAGTTGGTGCCGTCAGACACCAGCAGAGCCCAGGTCCCCGCCGTATTGGCCAGGATGGCCGTACCAGCAGTGTTAGAGCTTATCGGCTTCACGTTCGAGGACGCCGACACAACAGCCTGTGCCGCGATAGTCTTGATGTAGATCTCCCGTCCAGCCCAGAGGGATGCGCTCGGGAGCGTTACCGTGATCGAGCCCGTACCATTGCAGATGATGTGGGTCTCGTTCTCAGCGACGGTGAAGTTCGCCGTCTTGAGCGTCGCCGGGGCGCTACGCGCGAGGAAGTCGAGCTTAGCCCGGCCACTCGTGATCGTAACGTTGTCCTGAGCGAGGCCGCGATAAACACCCATGTCCTATCTCCTATGAGGAGATGGGGGGCCGAAGCCCCCCACCGGGTTACGCGCTCGGGATCACGCCGAGGTCGGCACCGAGGTTCACCACCGCGATGGAGACCTTGATGCGGGCGGCATCGACATTATTGCTGTCGATGGTCATCACGACATCCGTATCAGCCGTGAGATAGGCCGGGGTGGTGCCAGCAGACGTAGCACCAACCGTCCCATTCAGGTTGAAGTTGCTGGCGAACAGCGTCAGCGTGCCGGTGATACCGAGGTCCACCGTGCCCGCCGCGCCTTCCGCACGCACCAGCGTCGCACCGCCACCGAGGATCAGGCCACCCTTCGGGAGGGTAGCAATCACCAGGGTGTCGGTCGCCGCCAGAGCAGCCGCGCCAGCAGCCGTACGGGCCGCCGCAATCTTGGCGAAGTCGAGATCGATCTCAACCACCGAGACGCGGTTGGCGTAGTTGGACGGGAAGCCGACCGAGTTCTTATAGAACCCAAGGGAGTCCGTGTAAGCGGCCATGTCTATCTCTCCTTAGGCGAAGGTCACGACGGACTGGGCCAGAGCTTCCGGCTTCACCACCTTGTAGCCATAGACCTGAAGGCCACGGATGATGTTGCCGAAGGTGCTCTCCGAGCGGATGGTCTCCATCTCCGTCATCTGCGACGCGAAGGTGAGGCCCATCTTGGTGCCCGCGATGATGTTGTACTTCCCACCCGTGTCAACCTTCAGGTTGTGGCTGACATAGAGCGTGAAGCGATCCACCATGCCCAGGCGGCCATTGCGGATCATCGAGGTGCCGTCACCGACCAGCGACGCATCCTTCAGCTCGGACTTCTTGATGAGACCAGCCATGCGGGCCGGGATCACCAGGAAGCGACCGGCTTCCGGGCAGTTCGCCTCGTCGAGCACGGTGCCCAGATCGACGATCAGGTCCACCACCGAAGCGGTGCCGCCAGCGCCGTCCTTCGTCACCGTCAGCGGGGAAGCCGTGGTGCCGAGGTTGAACGCGCCGGAAACCGCACCCGCCGCCGCACCCTTGTTCGAGGAAGCGATGTCGGGGAGCATATCGGTCAGCACGCGCTGATCGATCTTGATCTTCATCTGCTCCGACGCATCCTTGGACCACATGTCCATCAGCTTGATGTCGGACTGGACGCGATCAATGTCGTCCTCAACGCAGGCGAAGTACTCGCCCTTGTCGATGACCAGCTGGAGCTTTGGCTTGTCGGGGTTCTCCACGACAATGCCCTGACCCTTCACGTACTCACGGATCGTGATGTTCGGGGTCGTACGGATGTTCACCGTATCGCCCTGGTTGCGGATCTCACCCTCGTAGTCGGTGTTCGAGATCGCAGCCAGCACGGTGGCATCGTAGAAGTTCTCGATCAGCTTGCCGGACCAAATCTCGGGGATGAAGTTACCCGAGTAGTTGGGGCGGCCAGGAGCAACAGGGTAGCCCATGGTTCTCTCCACTTAACCGTTGGCGACAATGCGATTTTCGCGCTGTGCGGCGAAGATATCGCGTTCGATCCGGTCGCGCTCGGCTTCCTTCCCCCGATACACCCCACGACGAACATCATCAAAGAACTTGGCGATGTCCTTCGAGGAGTAGGTCTTGCTGGCAGCACCCGCAGAGGGAGCAGACCCTCCACGGCTACGTCCAGGTGCGACCTGCTTATCGAGCTGGGAGTCCGACGCACTCCGATGGGGCTGAGCAACAGGTTGGCCGTTCAGACCCTGCCAAGCAGTGAAGAAAGCAGCAACACGCCGAACATCGAGATTGCGCTGGGCATCTTCCAGATACGTCTGGCGGGTAAGGCCCGTCAGCGGATCAACATCGAGGAGCCACTTGTGGAAGTCCTGGTTGGTGTTGATGTCACGCCACTCAGGAACTGCCGCCGAAAGCTCACTCCAGAAAGCCTGCTCAGCCGTCACGGCCTGTCGTTGAGCGACCTGCTCAACGCGCGGGAGAACGCTGGTCTGCACCTGCTTCAGCATGTGCTCCAGCTCGGCGATCCGGCGGTTAGCCGCCGACACTTCCTCGCGGGTCACGCGACGCATGACCTCGATGGAATCGCCGTACTCCTCAACATCCTTCTCGGTCACCAGCTTCTCTGCCGCCGTAGCGGGAGCCTGCTGGGGAGTCGAAGAAAGAGTGGCCAGCAACTGCTCTAGTTGCGTAACCCTGCTCGTCAGTTGCTGATTGTCCGCACGAAGGCGGGCAGTGTCAGCGTTGTACATCCCTTGGAGCGTGCGATACCGCTGCTCAAAGGTCTGTGCGTCACCGTTGGTGTCCGGTCGCCGTTGCTCACTCGGCGCGGACTCAGGCGCAGTGTTGGTCTCGCTGTCGGCGGTCTCAGGCTGGTCAGCAACAACGCTCGTAGCAACCGCCTCATCAGCGGATGCATCCTTGGCAGCATTGTCCTGATACAGCTTGGCAATCGCCTCAGACTGACGACGAACCTGCTCGGGAATGGCCACAATACGCTCCTTGTCGGTGTGCGTGGTTAAGTGGCAGCTACTTGCCCACTACCCTTTATTTGGGTCCGAGCGAAGTTTTGCAGCCACATCTGGGGCATCCTGTACCAAGCGGTACAGTTCTGTCAACGTTTGACACCTACCCTGAGCGACCCCGACACTAGCGGGGGCTACAAAGGGTAGTTGCTCTAATTCGCGCTGCCGCCACTCGGTCAGCCAGGGCAGGATCATGTTACTCGCCCGGGCAAGCGCCACCATGACCTCGGGCGGGGGCCGGGTCATCAGGCTTGGCCCGTCATCTGGTTAGCGACCACGTTCATCTGCGAGCCTGGGCCGCCACCCTCGGGCGAGGGCGCCGGGGGCTGACCCTGCGGAGCCGCCAACTGGGCCTGCTGCTGAGTGCGGATCATGTAGTCGAGCTTCTCGCGCGACGGGATGATCTCATCGACCGGCATCTGGAGGCCCTTGGCCACTTCGCGCAGCAGCGCCGCACGGCCATCGATGCCGACGATCTGCATATCCACCGGGTTGGCAGTCGCGTTGAGGAACTCGACGCGCCGGACGTTGACCGTCTCGCGCACAGCGAGGTTGATCGCGCCACGCGGGATGATCTCGGCGTCGCCCTTGATCGCCTCATCCGGGTCATAGCGCATGTTATAAACAAACTGACGCTTGATGACCGGCTTGATAACGTCGTTATCGATGTGCATGACAACCTGCCGGATGCCCTTGCCTGCCGAGCCCATCAACATCGACAGACCGGAGGCAGTGCGGCCCGCGCCGCGCACATCCACGTCACCGTAGATGTAGGCCGGGATGCCCGAGTGGTCATCAGCGAGGCGGGAGAACCGCTCGTAGACCGCCATCAGCGTGCTGGCATTGTCGCTCGGCTGGTTGAAGCGCACCGCCGGGGCCGACGACCCAAGCGGGTCATTCAGCGTCTGCCAGATCTTCCAGGGGTACATCTGGGTGATGTCTTCGTTCGGCGGGATGCGGTCGAGGTTCACCTCAACCTGCGGGCCGGACGCCACCGCCATGTTGTTCACCAGAGCCCGCGCCGCCGCGTTGCAGACGTTCTGGAGGTCCTCGATGATCTCGGGGATGCCACGGCCCCAGAACGCGCCCGGGGTCTTGATGAAGGAGGTCTTGGCGTAGGGCTTCTCACCCAGCGGGTCGTAGTTCAGCACCGCCTTGATGACGTAGTTACCCACCATCCAGACGTTCGCGTCATACTCACGCATCTCATCCGGCACCTCGGTGGAGTCCATACCCCACTCGCGGAGCATCTTGCCGCTGACCTTCCCCCAGAACTCCAGGGCATCGAAGAGGTCGGTCGGGCGCATCTCCGTGAAGTACTTACGCTCCTCCTCTTCGCGCTGCATCTCGATGGTCTCCGAGACCCAGCTCTGGCCCGGACCAGCCTCGATGGCCTTGCGAATGGCCGCGTCGTCGTAGCCCGGCACGCCAATCAGGTCGGCCAGCGCCGAACGGCTGAGGCGGTGATGCTCGAAGATGTAGCCATCGTTGAGGCGCGTGATGCCCGGCTCAGGGTAGATGTTGAACGGGCTGACCCGCTCGAACTCAGGCGCCAGCCGCTCGCTTGCCTCGACCGTGGTGCGGCCATCCGGCCCCTTCACCCAGCCTAGGTGGCGCTGCCGCCGAACAATCGGCCCCTTGATGAAGGCGCAAGGGAAGGTCACGAGGTCAGTGATGAACTCGTTGAACGCCTCAGACCAGCCGCCCTGAGCCAGCTGATCGTCGATGCGGATCTTCATCCCATCCACCCGGGCCTGAGCAGCCTGGAGGATTTTGAAGCGATACTCCTGGGCGACGATCTCCTTCATCTCCAGCATCTGAGCCGGGCTGGGGGCTTGCCCGGTCTGCTGGATCATCTGGACGACCCGCTCGGCAAAGCCTTGCTGGATCTCTTCGGTATGGTCGGGCGAGAGGTCGGGGATAGGCGTGGGCTGCATATCCCACGGGGGGAAGCCGGTATCGAGGAGGATGTCGCGCAGCCAGCTCTCAGCCGCCCGGCACTTCACCTCGGTGAGCATCATGTAGACTTCGGAGCCACCCTGCTTGCGAATGGCTTGCAGCTTGTCGGCCTCGTACTCGCCATTGCGCTGGCGCATGGCCTTCAGCATGAGGTCGTTGATGGGGTCCTTGGCGATGCGCGCAGCGTCCCAGCACTCACGCATGTAGGCCGCTAGGCCAAGGATCAGGTCACTATTCTGCCGAGCCTGAACCTCCGCATCCAGCCGTTCCTTCTCGGCCCGCTCGATCTCGGAGTTACTGACGACGCGGAGGATGGTGAGGCCCGGCATGGGTTCCCCGTTAGCTCACAGGTCCGCGAAGGACGAGGTACACATCGACCGCATCGCTCGTCCCACCCGTCACGCTCGGGCGGAAGTAGATTGAGGAGCGCCCAATCTCGAAGTGAGCCGCCGACGTGGCGCTGACCGTCGTCCCGTGCACGTCCTTGATGTCAGCGAAGGTGGTGCCGTCGTTCGACACCTGGAGCTTGGCCGTCGCACCGCCGAAGGTCCCGGCGAACTGCACCGCCGCATTCAGCCCCAGCCGACCCTGCACGGCGTAGGGCAGCACCGTATCGCCCGTGGCGATGTTCTCCCAAAGCAGATAGGGGACACCCTCAGCGGTGCGGGAGAGAACCGGAGCAACCGTCGCCATACCAACCCCCTCGCTGCCCAAAAAACCCCTGTCGGGAGCCGGGGGGCTCAACCGACAGGGAAGTCTGGGAGGTGAACACGGGTACAGAGGCAAGTACCCGCCAGAACCCTAACACGCTAAATCTTGGGGCTGCAAGGGTCATCTCCCCATAGGCAAGAACCCCCCGCCTAGTGGGGCGGGGGGCGAGACGGGGGAGAGTGAATACAGAGACCGCACCATGCGGGCTCGTGGTAGATGCTATCAAGTCCACCCGACCGCTGCAATCGGCACGATGTCCCGCTTGACCCTGACCATCGCCCCCTCACCCGCATTCCCGATGTGCAGCATCAGGTACTGGAGGGCTTCTGCGACGTGGCTGTGCTTGTTCTTGTCGATGCCGCCATCCCCCCGGTTCTTGTACCGGTAACCCCCCATCATGGCCGCCTTGAGCTGCGTGCAGCTGGGGTCCACCAGGAAGGCCGGGTCGCCATCGACCTGCCGCATCAGGAAGTCATCGACCGCGTTGACCCGCGCCGATACGCTGTTGGTCCGCGCCGAGATGACCCTGAGCCCCTCGGCCTTGATGATATCGACCGCGCTCCGCTCGTCAGTCTGCGCACGCTGCACACCCGCCGGGTCGGTCACCACGAGGACCGGCGCACCGGGGAACCGCTCGAAGAGCATGGGCTTTAGCACCGAGCGCACGAACCGCTGGATGCCCATGTCGAAGCTGACCGCCTCGGCCAGGATCAGTGCGCGCCCACGCGGGTCCTGCTGCCCGACGACCGCCGCAGGCGTAAGCCCAAGGTCCATCCCCACGACGACAGGCCGCACCCCGTTGGTAATCGCCCGAAGCGGCGCCTTGGCCATGTGGTAGTCCGGCTTGAAGTACTTGTAGACCGGCGTGCCCGCCAGCGAGAGCCCGTACTCGCCGTCGATGTAGACCCGGACGTACTCATCCGACCGGCCCTGGGTGTCGTAGTACCCAGTCGGCAAGTTCTCCAGGTTCTCGGCGTAGGGGCTGCGGCCCGAGGGCTGCTTGAACACCTCCCAGCCGTTCTCGTTCGGGCTGACGCCATCGACCGGGCTCAGCTTCTCCATCTGGTAGTACCACCATGTGTCCATGGTGGGCGGGTTGGTATCGCCCCACATCCCGAACCACGTCGGCCCGCCGTCCTTGGCAGACGGAAAGCGCCCAATGCGCTTCGACATGGCATCCACGATGTCGGGGTGGATGTCGCGGCACTCGTTGAACCACGCGAAGGTCAGCTCCAGCGAGTTCAGGTTGGCCACATCGTCCGCGTCGTCGAGCGCGCGGAACATGATCTCACACTCCACGTCGCCCACCTTGAAGAAGTAGGTCTTGGTGGTGCGCATGTACTCCCCGCACTGGCCCGGCGGGAACCAGTCGAGGAAGGTCTTGATCGTGGTATCCTGCAACTGCCTAGCAGTCTCGCGGACGATGGCCGCGCGCGTGCGCCTGCGCCCCTGCGCGTCAGGTTTCTGCATGGTGGCGCGACGCACCACCTCGAATGAGCAGGTCACGCTCTTACCAGAGCCGACCGGTCCCATCAGGACCCGCATCCGCCGGTTGGACTGCATGAACTTCCGCCCCGTGGGGGGCGGCGTGTAGTCAATTTCGAGTGCCATGGTCAGTGTGGCTTGCGCCAACCCTCCTCGTACGCCTCACGGCCATCGGCGCTATGGTGAATGTGGTAGCCCGAGGCTTCGTCGTAGTACGGATCGCACCAACAGGGCGGATCTTCGGTAAATATGTGCTCGCGGATGTCATCCGCTGGCACCACGTGCCACGACCCATCGAGGGTGTAGCTCTCATCGTCGTCGTAATCGCCGTGGGTGGGGGTCTTGGGTGTGCCGCTCACTGGAAAACCTCCACGAGATAGCGCAATCCGCGCTTGCGGGTGTTGGTTATCCGCGTCCGGTAGGACGCTCCACGTGCCATCAGCTCCTGTTCGACCCTTTTGACCTCTACCGGGCTCTCCAGCTCAATCAGGTTCGCTGTCGTCGGAGTCGGACCCGATCTGCTGTGGCGTCGCGTCGATGACCGTCGCTGTTCCAAGCTCCTGACCCCCCAGGTTGATGGTGATCTTGACCCCGCCGGTCGAAGATTCACCGCCCGTGTCGTTCTTGGGCTCCAGGCCCGCCCACTTCACGGTGGATTTGATGAGGTCGGCCTTCACCGCAGGGCTCACCACTGGGTCGTGGATAAGCATCCATGAGGTTTTGAGCAGCTCTTCGGCCTGCGTGCGGGCCTTGAGGCGGAAAGTGACCCCCTTATCGCGGATCTCGTCGCGGAAATCCGCCACTTTGCGGAGGAAAACCGGGTCCTTGTTGAACACCAGCAGGTCGCCAGCAGCAATCTGGTGCCGCGTGACGATCTCATCGAGGTCCTCACCGCTCCCTTCGAGGCGAAGGGCGATGTCGAACGCCAGCCGATTGGTCCATTTGGTCGGTGAGACGGTCGAGAGGTCCATCTGTACTGCTCAGATCCCTGGGTATTCAGCGTATGTGCCTGGGATATGGGCGTCAAGGCGAGCTTTCGGCTGAGTATTTTATTACGAAAAGTTAACCTTTTGGATTTTTGGGTCGTGGTTTGAGCGGCTTACGCATGTGAGGGGGGGCCTGGATTTTGCCAGTCCAGGTGGGGCCGGTCCAAGCCGCGAAGCAAGCGCGGCGCAGCGCGCTGCGAGGCCGGAAACGGGCGGCATTTGACATTTCCGGGCAAATGTGCCCTAATAATGGGGTCAGCACGGCGCTGACCCCGAGGCGGGACGGCCCCCACGGGTTGCTCTTTGACAGTGAGGATCAGAACCATGGCTAACGACAAGCTCGCTTGGGCGAAGCTCGACACCGCCAGCCTCCCGGCCTCCTTGCAGAAGGCGGTCACTGAGGCGCAGGCCGCCGCAACCAAGGCGGCTGAGGCGCGAGAAACGCTTC